GTTGAAGGAGTCCGTTCGGTTCATTCATGATGGTGTAGAACGGATTCTCCTGAATGACCACAAGGTCCTTAGGCGCGTAGGCCTGCTTGGTGATACCGCCGTTGACGGGTTCACCATTCTCGTCTGTTTCGCGATCGTCGTAGACGTTGAGCAAGACATGGCGAGGGTATCTGCCGGCCACAGTCGCCACCCGAAGGTCCTGGATCCCGTAACTCGCGTTCTCCAGGGGGTCCATGGTGGTATTGACCGGAACCAAACATGCTTCACCAACCTCAAACATGGTCATCGCGTAGTCGATCTTGAGGGCTTGCGCCGACTGATCCACGTTGGCGTCCAGTGTGAGGCACCGATTGAGATTGTCGTAGACAACCTTGGTGGCCACATCGTTCTCATCCAGCATGCAGTGAAAGAACTGCACTGAGGAAAAATCCACTGCAAGTCGGTTGTAGATCGACTGAACGAACGACCGATCGCTGTAATAACGAGATGAAGAACGGTTCATTCGGGGGCTCTGAGCCATCGAAGCCGCGTAGTTGCCTTCTTGTATGGGTCCATCTTTGAACAGATTCCACCCATGCTTGAGCTGCCTGAGAACTCGTCCCATCTCTCACCTCCTCATTCGAATTGGTCGGGGTTGGCCTTGAATGCAACGTATGCGTCCATCCAGGCCGACACGTTGTCGATCTTCTCGTCATGACGCCGCTTGATGAGCTTGCGGTTACCGTTTGAGTCTTCCCATGTGACCGCATGGCCCATGGTGAAAGTCAGAATGCGCTCGTCGAAACGAATCAACCCGGCGTTGGCCTGAGTCTTCATCTCACCAAGCGGTACAGATTCCGTTCGTGCACCCTGAATCACCTTCGTGATGCCGAATGGACCCCACTCACGTTCGTACTGCTCCATGAACGCGTGCGAGTTGTACAAGTCGAATCCGCAAGTACGAATGTCGTACTGGTGATCGTTCCAGTGGCCGGACATGTCTTGGTAGACCTCCAGCATGTCCAGAACGGCGCCCTCCATGATGATCAATGTGCCTTCAGCTATGAACTCATCGTACTTGGCTCGCCTAGAGCCAGGGAGCATCTCCAGAGTACGACGCGTAATATAGCTTCGAGTCTTGATGCCGAACTGCTCGTTCGGAAGTGGGAAGAGGAACGTGAATGCACAGAAGTCGTCGCCTCGAGACAAGTCAATGCCCAGGGAACAGGGCATCTTGTCGAAGCGGTTCGTGATGAGCCGATCAAAGGTCGGGAGTGTCTCTTCGTAGGTGAAGAAGAACGTGAAGCCTTCCATCGGGAGACCGAAGCGCTTGGCCATGATCTCGTTGTGTACCGACGGGAACTGCTCAGCCTTCTTAACGTCTTGCTCATAGGTCTCATAGGACACAGTGATGCCGATGTTCGGCTGTGCCTTGACCCACATGCGTGGGTTCTTGACCTCTTTGGCATCATCGAGTTTGTAATGCCAGATAGACACATTGGGCTGCTGGAGATCACCCTTGAGGATGGCCTGCAACTGCAACTTGATGTCGTCTCCGACACCATTTCGCACCGTACCCTCTGAGGATATGGCGACCATGATCGGGTCTTCGAACTTCGAAGCACCCTGCATAAGTGCTGTGATGACGTTCTCTTTGGTGTCACCAGACAGCCACTCGTCCACAGAGTTGTACTTCGTCCTGAGACCCTGGACCTTGTCGATTGACATCGGTCGAATCTCGAGGATCGAGTTCGTGAGGAAGTTCTCAATGCCCTTCTTCGTTGAAGCCAGCTTCTGCCGGCCAGACCGAGCTCCAGTGGTGTTGTTCATGGATCCCTCGGTGAGGAATTGGAACAATGGACCAGGAGCCAACGTAATTGCAGTCTTGATGGGAGACAGAACCTCTTCGGCCTGTTTCATCGTCGGAGCAACAGTGACCTGATTCGTGGTCGCGCGGTCGCACGTGAGGAAGTACGCTTGTAGGAATGCCACGTACATCGACTTGGCGCCACCGCGCGCCACGATCAGGTACTGCGTGTCTCGAAGCCGCTTCTTGATCGTCTTCAGGACAAATTTGCCTTGCTCTTCGTCCCAGCGCGGACGCTCGACGAATATGAACCAGCTCAGCAGATCCTCAGCCCACAACTTGAACGAATCAAGCATGTGGACTTTCTCTCCGTCGGTGAGCGTCATCTCCTCTTCGCAGAACTCGATGAACCCGTCAATGGCGCCGGAGTCGTAGTAGACATTCCGGTCATTAACGAGCGCATCGACTCTCTGCATCTGAAGTGAGACTTCCTCACAAACAGGAATCTCGGCTCGAAGAACCCTCTCCCGGAAGGCTGCGTAGTGAGTCGGGACGGCAGTGTTACTGAGCATGGATCACCCGTAGTCAGCAACCACGTTCAGCCGGAATTCCAACTCCTTGATCTGATCCTGCATAGCCGTCAACACGAAACCGGTCTCGGGAGGGTCGAACAACATCTTCGCCTTGAGGAAGAGGTAGCTCTTGACAGAGTTGAGTCGGGGATCGGTGTAGAACTCTTCCCACTGGTTATCAGGTCCAGCGATCTGGAACCCGACAACTGGACCGACGCCCAACTGAGTCAGCGTCCCAAATGCATCGTTGATGAAAATCAAGATGTCCAGGTCAAAACTGGTGTCTTGTTCCGTGCGACCAAGCATGTGCTTGACATCGTTGAGGATACTGCTCATGTCGTCCCTCCCTTCCGTTTATGGGGTGTTAGTACCGGTACATGAGAACGTGACAGGACCGTTGTTGGTCTGCAACGTGATGGTGATGGTTCCCTGACCAGAGAACTCGCAGCTTCCGCCTTGAATCTGGTCATTAGGATCTGGATCGTTGATCTCAGGATCTTGGTTCTCCGGATCTTGGACCTCAGGCTCTTGCTCTTCGGGATCCTGAATCTCCGGTTCTTGCTCTTCCGGATCCTGTGCCTCGGCGCCCTGGAGTTCCTGATTCTGGTTCTCCCGATCCTGGATCTCCCGCTCCTGTTGCTCGGGATTCTGGATCTCTGGATCTTGTACTTCCGATTCCTGGATCTCGCCGTCTTGAATTTCGCCACCGTCCTCGATCACCTTGTCGGCGTTCGAACACAGGGCGTCCTCATCTTCCTCGCTCAAACCGGAGCTCTCGAAGTGCCCACTTCCGCAGGCAGCAGCGATCTGTTCGGCCAAGGTCTGGCTTTTGGATCGCTCGTCAAGATATGCGCTGGTGAACAGGTAGATCGCGAGCCCCAGAGTCAGAAGCCACAAGATGAACAACCCAACCAGAATTCGGCGGGTGGTCTTGTCCTTGCCCTCGTTACCTGCTTCTTCCTTCAGGTCGTCCAAGGGCGTGTGCTCACTCATGCTCTTCTCCTCTAATGACTCGCTTTAGATGTCGGACTTCTTCCAACAGTTCGCTGATCCGGCGCTCCTTACGTTCGTTCTCGGAGACCAGATACACGATGCGGTCGAGCAGAGCCTGATCGTCGGCCACTGCTTCTACTCCCGCACTTGCCGCGCCCGCGCGCTCGCGACGGTTGTTGATGACAGCTACCAAGACCACACCACTGGTGGTCACGAACGTAGCCAAAACGCTGATGAATGCCACTTGGATGTTTGGGTCCATGCGTCACTCCTTTGCCCTATCAATCACCCTAGCCGTGAGAAGTGCGGCCGAGATCATAGCTAGTCCCCCGTATGCAGGGATAGGTGTTGCGGCGGCATCTTCATACCGCAGAAGAGCCGAAGTGAACGCGGCCATCCAGACTATGTGCCAACACATCGAGATCCAGAGACCCACAATGTTGAACCATCTGAACGGTGTCGCCATCAAAAACGCCGCTATAAGGATCGCCACCCCCCAAAGCCAGATGTGGCCAAAGGAATATGTGATCAGCGGTTGGTACGTCGGGAAAGTGAAACGGTCTTGTCCTCCTACAAGTACAGAAGTCCCTAGACCAATGTTCACCATGACCATGATCAGGAGAACCCACTCCCCGAGATGGCGGCGGGCCCATGGACCATCGCCACATCCGATGCTTACACGAACCCGCACGCCATTCCCTCCCTACAGGGTGTTGACCTTCTTGATGGCCTGACGCAGCCGATCCCGGTACGTCTTGACCCGTGCCATACGACCGTCGGCGACTGCCGCGTTGAGGAGCGCCATCTTGAGGACACGGTGCTTCTCGAAGTGCTCGACGAACTCCTTGACCCGAGTGTCCTTCTGGTCGGTCGGGAGCGCCTTGACGTAGGTCTCGATGAGCCTGATCTGGCGCACGATGTCACGACGACCCTGATCGGCAACGCGATCGAGGATCTTGACATCCCACTCCGGGCCGGACTTCCTGAAGTTGTCCAGCCGCTCGGTGCCCACCTTCTTCTTGGGCTTGGGAGGCGTCGGGTCCTTGTGAGCCGGCACATCCAGCTCCACGCCGTTGAGAATCGTGGCGCCGAACTGGAACTTGTCGCCCCAGTGCTGTCCGAAGTAGCTGGCACGGACCACGACGACTTCGTTGGAGACGACGCTGTTGGTCTCGACCAGAATGTCGTCCAGGCTGTCCTTGTTGCCGCCCTTGACGCGGCCGATCATGGTGACGATGTGACCGTAGGGGTTGGAGTCGCCTACTGTGTCGAAGTAGAGGACCATTCCACGGCGAAGATCACCGACCTGTGAGACGCGGTGAGCGGCCGGAGTTGCGTCCTGGGCCTGCTTTGCGGTGAGGTACTTGGAGCCGATGTCGCGGGCTGTTCGACAGACCTTCAGGCACATGCCGTCCGGGTCGAAGCCGATTTGGCCGGCGGTTTGGTGATTGCGGTACCACTCGAGGGTGCCTCTCCAGTCACGCATCCGGCTCCCCCTTGTGCTTGCCTTCGGCGAGGTCATCGCCGAGTGCTTCACCCTCCTCGAACTCATCCGTGGAGTTGTCGTCCTGCTCGCCGGCCTCGTTGAAGCGGCGGACACCCTCCTCGGGCGGGTCTTCGTGAAGGTTGATGTCTTCGAGATCGATTTCCTCGACCTCGGGGTCGTATCCTGTCACGTTGCCTCCTCAGGCGTGCTTCTTGTGGGTAACTACCCACACGCCCTGGCAGTAGTAGTGGTCAGAGAACATCATGAGCTCCGTGTCATCCAAGACGGTGAACCGCTTGGCCTTGACTCGGCCATCGTTGTCGTACGAGGCGAACCCATCGATGGGTCCGTGCCCCGTCATCTGCCAGGCCTCGAGCTCGTCGGCCATGGACGTGAAGTTGCCGCCCAGCGCCCAGTCCAGCGTGCGATCGGGCATGTTGAAGTCGCCGTTGACGAACGCCAGAGCGCTGCCGCGACCGTTCTCGACCATCCAGCGGTGGATCTTCTCCGCACACTGCTTGTTGATGTCGTAGTTCGGCTCGCCGCGCTTGCGACCGCGAGTTGCGTAGTGAACGGAGCCCTGGTTGATCTCTCCGACCAGCTCGTTGATGTGCTGGAACTTCAGCGTGGCCATCACACGGTTTTGACCATGCCCGACCATGTCATCGTTGCTGGCGAGGAATAGATCGTCCTTCTCGACGGTGCCTGGCTCGATGATCCGCTTGTCCACAGCGACCCAGGTGTCGGCCGCGAAGTTGATGACGTGATTGAACTTCTCCGCGAAGTCGTGGAGGTACTCCTTGTTCTTGTTGCCGCCGATTCCGCCGGCCTCGGTGCCCGTCTTGATGGGATAGGCACCTCCGTTGCTGAACAAGAGGTTGACATCGTGAAGCTGTTGAGCCGGTTTGTCGCTGAATTGGAGCGACGTGTGCTGCACACGCAGCTGGCTTGTGGTCATTTCACTCCTCCCAGAGCAAATGGTCGCCAGGCCGTCTCTCGATTAAGGGCTGAGGAAGCAAGCTCTCATCACCGAAATGGATGGCGTTATGGGTTCGTTGTGACACGCAAATGAGGTATTCGGGGTTGATCAGCCGGTCCATGTCCCGATTCCGGAGGTCTTCAGGGACCAACGGGTTCATGTGGTGAACATAGACCTTGTCGAAGATCTGGTAACCGGGAATACCTAGATCACAGCCTTCGTCACGAATGAGAGCCCAATCCCGGGCATTCTTCCAGTCTCGGCTGTTATAGAACTCTTGGTTGAGTGGTCGGTCGAATCCGAACGTGGCTTCACCTAGCTTTCCACCGAGAGCTAGATAACGGAAGCGTCCAAGGTGAGTTGAACGCTTGCATAGGTCAGTATAGGTTCTGACAATGTCATCCATTGGGGTTGTACCTCTTCATGGCCTCCATCGCCTTCTGCATGACCTCTTCACGGAAGGTCTCGGACCGAGCCTTCTCTTCCTGGGCCTTCAAGTAGGCCGTCTGTGCTTGAATCCGTTCGAGATTGGCAATCGCAACGGGATCGTTGAGCTTCAACAAGGCGACAGACTCAGTTGGGGAAGCAGTGCCATTGCGAACACGCTCTTCCAGCAGGTCTTCAGCCAATGAACCCAATTGCTCCATGCGTCTTGCCCTGGTTCTCGCCGGTGGGCGACGCTTTGGGATGTCTTCTTCCGACCTTGCGGCCGAACTCTTCGACTTTGGCACTACTTTTCACCCCCTTCCAGGGTGCCACGAGGTCAATAACTCGTTTGGAGCCTCCCCCCGGAGAAATTTCGAGG